ACCCCGAAGTCAAGCAAAAGGCTAAAAATAAAAAAAATCATCAATTTTCTTGACTTTTGAAATTTGATGTGTATCCTCTGTACATGAAGAAAAATGCAAAAAAATTGATTGATTCGGTCCGCACCGGTAGATTCAACCGCTCGGTGTATGCCTCGGTAAAATCCCCCTTCGAAAATCATATCGTCCTCAACGAGATATTTTCGTGTGACGCGGATGGAGCATCGTGCAGGTATTTCGGACCCCGCAAGGCGAAACGGATGGGGCCTGCAATTCCAGCGGGATATGGCCTAAAGTGCTACTACTCGCCCACGGAATGTATTCTTTCCATGAATTTTCAGAAAAATGCGAACAAGAACGGAATCGCTCCGGATTGTAGCACAAATTTGTTCCTTGTGACAGTCCTACCTCCGGAACAACACGAAAGACGCAGTACCGAGACATACTACGCATACGCCACCGAACATGCCAAGCCGATCTCCAAACCCAATAGGCAAAAATTTAGATCAATACTAAAGTCAGGTGAATTCAAGTTAAAGATGCACAAATCAAGTCTATCGAATATTGATCTGGGGTTGTACGACGATCGTAATTTCGGATGGATCAAGGGAAAGTTGGTGGTTTTGGACTTTGGTGATGAATCAATCAGAATGCAACCAACTGAAATTAATTGAAGTCTAGATCCTTAAATTTGTCGCTCATAGATCCATGCTCCGAGCCAAATTTAGCCCCATACTGATTCATATCATCTGAATCATCGGAATCGGCTTTTCCAGATCCGGAAAGGTCTATTCCGCTATCCACATCAAAGAATTTCATCTTGGCCCTATCAACGCCAATGATGAATTTTTTGTAATAGTTTACATCGTTGTACCGATTCTTTAGTTGCTTGATCATTATCTTGCCCTGCTCTTCCAATTCATCTACTGATATCATCGCGAAAAACAGGTCTACAGTCTGGGGTAGGCCGATTGATTCGGCAGTATTCGAGAGCGAGACATCAGATGCATCTAGCCCGTCTCTGTTGGTTTGCGTGGCAGACCATAGGACTACATTCTCTTCCTGCGCCAGAGCCCGGAGTTCTTCCGCGATGGATTTGACATAACTATAACTGTTTACAGCACCTGCATTTGTGCGGTATCTCGCAGAGGCGCAAATGTTTAGGTAATCTACTAGGATGACATCCGGGACAAAGTTCTTCTTCATCTTCAACTCCTGAATGAGTTGTCTAAAATGATTTACATTTGCAGATCCGGTCGGGTATTCTTTTACGATCAGTCTGCCCTTGACCCGCTTACCGATCGCATTCATTTTTGATGCATATGTCATTGCACTCATTTTTGCAATGTCTCCGATATCAACATCCATCAAGTTTGCATCAATTCTTTCAGAGATTCTTTCCTCTGCCATTTCCATGGTAATGTACAATACATTGAGGCCATCCTGCATGTAGTTTGCTGCGAAGTGGCACATCAACTGAGACTTGCCGCCACCCGTCTGAGCCAAGATGCAGTTAGATGTCTTTCTGGATACGCCGCCCTTAGTTATCTTGTTGAAAATTGACATGTCAAAGGCAATTTTCTGGGTCGTATCATGGTAAAAATTGAATCTCTTCTCGTAATCTTCGATGTAATCGTGGCCGACCGAGAGTTCAAAGGCAACGCCCAAGGCATCCTTGACCAGATCAGGAATGGCCTGTTGGGTATGATTCTTGTCAGTACCATCTAATATGTTTATGCTCTTAAGAATTGCTATGAACAAAGCCCGCTCTTGACACCACTTTTCTGTAGACTTTCTCAGCCACTTTAGATCGTATGTGGCGATGTTTTCAGAATAGACTTCTTCGATTAGTTTCTTGCAGTCTGAGTACTGCGCCTCATTCATGTTCTCATCTTTGGAAGTTTCCAAAGTGATATAGTCCCTTGGAGGACATGAGTTGTACTTCGTGAAGTACTCCATGAATGATTTGAAGATAATCTGCGATAGAGTGGTTTCAAAATATTCTTCTTTGATGAACGGTGCAACTTCTCTGGCAAAAGGTTCTTTGGACAATAAGCCTTTTAGCACAATTTTTTCTTCAATTTTTAGATTGCTAATTTCAGTCTCACTACTCATCTGCATGATACCTCATAATATATTGTTCAGAGCAATTAATCTTCTTCTTCTCTGTCCTGCTGCGTTATTATATCATAGTAGTTCTTTTTAGTCAAGAGGTAAGTCAATATTCTTCCACCAAAGTTGACAAAAGAATCGTCTACCATATGTCCGTTTGAAATAGCAGCGTACTCGTACTTAACGGATAGTTCACTTTGAATAGTTACCATACCGTACCTATAGATGAGTCCCTTATACTTTCCTCTGGTGATTTCGATCGGAACCGTAAGATAGTTTTTATTGAGATCATTTCTGACGATAAAACATCTCTTTAGTCTGTACTCCACCAACCAATTTTTAATTTTGATAATCATGTTAATACACCAGTCGTAGTTGTGTTGCTGACATGTCGATTCGTTTCGTTCCGGGAGAAACTCCCAGAGCATCCCTAAACTCTTCCCACAATTTCAGGTCTGACCTCAGTATTTCACGATCTCGCTGATTGGGCGGTTTAGTGTCGATGTCTAGTCCGCTACGGACCCATACCGTTCTTTCATAGATTCTTCTGCCAACTTCTTCTAATTTTAGTAGGTCCACATTGTCTTGCATTTAATCATCTCCCATTTCTTCTTCTGACCCCATTGCGTCAAGATTAAGTTCTTGGTCCTTCAACATATCTAATGTTCCGATCTTATAGCGATCCGTAATGAATTGAGCAAAATCTGTTTTCTCGAACACAAGTTGCCAAAATTCTTTTACCACGGTATCCTTCTCCCGATGCTTTCCCTCTTCAAGAGTTTCGCCGGTCTTTGGATTGGCCCGTTGGTACCATCCGTTATTAGGCTTGACGACATACCCGCCCTCTAGTGCAATTTCCAACAAGCCGGAGAACTGTTCAATTCCACCCTTGAACTTGACCATAACCGGGAACTCTGATTTTTCACGAACAAATCTGGATTTCTCTACTCTAATCACGAACTCATTACCAACAAGTTCCTTTCCTTCCTTGCTCTGACGGCGACCAATGATGTACACATTATCGGAGGAATATGTAATGCCGGTTCCACCACTCACTATATCTTTTGCATACATTTCCATTGTCTTGTAGGTGTGATTAATGGAAAACATTGGAATGTCTTTCAGGGTCAGTTGCGGAGTAACGATTCTAAAGAATGACTTCATTTGCTTGGCCCGAGTCATGTCGGCGGCAGAGTTTTCGTTCAGTGCATCTTCAATTTCTTTCTTGGACGCAAGATTTCCAAGAGAGTCGATGGCGATAAAGACCTTATCTCCCCTGTTGATTCCTTCGAGTTGCTTGGCAATATCGAACTTTAATTGTTCTATGTTCGTAATTGGTGTGTAGACTACTCTATTCAAGTCGATTCCCATAGAAGAAAAGTAATCTGGCGGAGATCCGAACTCCGAGTCGTACCAGAGGATCACACCGTCTGGATTCTTGTCCTGAAACGCTTTGGCACACACAAGCACGAATAGCGTCTTGAAGTGCTTGGACGGCCCTGCAAAGACGGTAGAGCCCGCTCCAAATCCCCCGTCGATGGACCCAGAGAGGGCCACATTGAGGATAGGAATTTTCGTAGGTGTCAACTCTTTCTTCCCGAACACCTTTGAATCCATGATTAGCGCAGTGTCTTTGATCGTGCTATTTTTCTTCAATCTATCAGATAAACTCATATGTTCACACAGACCTCTCTTATTGGAAGAAATTTTCCAATGTTGTTTTGTTTTCCCATTCCCATCCGATACATTCTAAAATTGTTTGCAGTGGCGTAAGAAATGTTTTTGCATACTGCTTTCCATAATCGACATAGTTTTTGAGATTCATTTCTTCTGGTGGGTTCTTGATGAATGCTATAGTATTCTCTCCTATAGGATTCGGCATCGTCAAATACACAGTCTTAATTTTGTCACCCGACCGAATGCATTCATATTTTGACTCGAACTTATTTGATTTGATCCAATTATTGTAGAGGATAGACCCTCTAACATGGATTGGTGTACCCTTCGCGTATCCATTCTTTGTGATATGCTTCTCGATGTCCGACACCCCAGTAGTGTTTGCAATCTCACCTATGGGAAGATTCATGTATTCCTTCCTGAACGATTCGATGAATTCAATCACTTGTTTTTCATCTGTGGTCAGAATGAGACGAATGGCTTCCTCTAGTTTTTCCCGGCAGATGGCCGGAGTCGATGACCTCGCGGTTTCAAGTCCCATGATCTTCAGATGTGGATCCTTGAATCGAACGCCTTCCATGTCGTATACATTGAGAGCGTACCGCTTCTTCCTCGTCCAGAATCCCTTATCGGCTAAGGATTCTCTCTCCATTACGATATTATGCTTGAATGAATTAGTGTAATTGGAAAGTCTTAGATATTCCTTGTCTATTTCCTTGCTTATTTTCCTACATGCTTTGTCCATAAAATCTATGATTTGATTGACCGGAGCATCCTTCAGTCCAACTTTATTGACCAGTTTTTCCAGAGTAACATACGAAGAATCTGTATCCATGTACACGACAAAGGGTTCTTTTGAATCTTCTTCGCCGCATATCTTGGATAGGTATTCATTCAAAAAGACTTCAATCCACTTGATGGTCAACTGACCCGTCAGAGTAATAGCCTCAGCCTGTCGGATATCAAAGAATTTGAAGTACTGCTGTCCCAACGCACCATAGGCAGAGTTCAGAAGAACCTTATATGCCATCTGTTTTGTTGAATACTCAGATTCAATTCGCTTCTCACCCTTTAGGAGATTCACGAGATCCTCGTCACTCATATCAGAATAGTTGATTTTTTCACTCATGCCTTGACACCATTATAATGTCTCCAGACAATGAAAGCAAGTGCAATATGTCATTTTTCTTCAAAAAATACGCTTCCTTTGTAGTTAATCGGGATTCTTTATTGTCCAATTTAACTAATAACATTGAATTGTATTTTGATAAAATTTTACTGTAAAAGTTGTTTGTACTGATCGGTGGTGCATAGTCGATTTTTAAAACCTTTCCCATACCATAAAAATTAATTTTACCAGATGGGGAAACGCGGTCTACTACTCCGACCTCTTCGTCAATAGAAAATTTATTTTCTTTTACTTGCATGAAGTATTCGTATGCTGGGTGGTCTTTCATTGTGCAAAATGCCTTTTTAACATATCTTCCGTGCTGGACTCAAACCCCTGAATTAGATGTAATGAAGTTCGTAAGAGTTCGATTAATTCATTTTGATTTGTAATTTCGGCTGCGTCTATTTTTTTATGATCTGTTTGTACAAGTATTTTTTCAACTCTGTCAACCCATTTTGAAACATTTGGTCTATTTTTCATAATTTACACCTCTCTCTTTTAGTTCTTCCTGAATGAGTTCGATATTCTTTTGCGTCTCGATCATCTTCTTCTTCATTGCCTTTCTCTTGTCGTAAAAATCTTCCATGAGAAAGGCTAGGAAGCCCTGTTCGTCGTTATCGAAGAAGTACCCGTTAGCGGCAAGACCCAGATTGAGAGTCTTGTACGCTTCGACTACATCATCCGGAACATTGCAGGTTAAGATATCATCTACGGTGACATTGAGGCGATCTCCGTCCATGTTACGCATGAGCGCATTTACAGCACCAAGCCAACGATTCAATTGTTCCGCATCTGCCTCGGCGACATCAAACTTAAACATTACTCAACCTTTCAAGTATTCTCTTTCTGAATCCCTCCAAATTTCCTCGGGTCACCAGTGTATCGGGGGAAATATTCTTTCCCGCAATGATATTTGGATAAAGAGAATTCACATCGAAAGATGCAACATAGTTGTACATGCCGGGCACCGGATCTTTTACATAGGCCCCGGCATATTGACTGTCTTTGGAAAAAGAACTTAGGTTGAGGGGAATGATAATTCCCCGCTCTCTTAGATGGTTGTAAATGATAGAATCCCATGTTCTCACTGGAGAGAAAACATCTTCATAATTGATGAGAGCGGTATAGGCAATTTGCGTCTGCAACTCCAGCAGACACAGTTTGGTTTCCATTTCATATACTAGATCAACATCTACAGCGTTGTACTCCATAAACAGTTGGAAGTTTTTCTTGTAGAATTCAGACATGCTATCGTACTTGGATTTCCAATCGACCTTCTTATGCCCTAATTCTGCTTCCGCGATGAAGTCCAGTTTGTACGATTCCCTCGGCTTCAAAACATATTTCTTGTACAACTGCATGAAGTCAAGAATCGCAATTCCGTGTATCTTATAAGTCTGTCGGGTGTTTCCATAATCATCAATCACATTTTTAGCATAGATGCTTCCCCACGGTGAAAGAGCCTTTGAGTAATCTTCTCCCAAAACTCTATTCACTCTATTGATGATGTAAGGAATGTCGTAACCCGATATGTTCCAACCGCTCACGATATCATAGTCCTCTTGTCTCCAAAGTTCTATGAATGTTTTGAGAAGTTCGGATTCTTCTGTAAACTCCATGCAGGTGTACGATCTATCCTCGGTATCTGGAATATGAAAATTTCCAAGCCCCAGAACATAGGTCTTACCGCTCTTAGATGATCTGGTGGTAATGGCATTGATTCTTTCCCGAGCGTCGGTAGCGTCTGGGAATGATCTTTCTGACTCACACTCAATGTCGATGTATGCTGAATTAAGACCGGAGAATTCGTACGAACAGCCACCGGATTCGAGATACTTGTCTGAGAGATATTGACTGACCCAATTATCCTGCCCGTGCAGAGTGTACCCATCGACATTATCCCATTTCTCAATGTAGTTTTTGCAGTCCCACATTGTGCCCGGCTTGACCGGATCGAGCGGGAATCCAGAGACACTTTTGAAATTTGTTTTCTTTTTGGTTTCGGTATAAAGAGTGGGATAGAATTCATCATTGATATGAATCCTATCCCCGGACTCGTCATAGCCACGGAATCCCATCTTGGACCCCGTTCTATTCACATTAGTATATCGCATAATCTCACAATTCTTTAGTTTAGCAGGTTGCTGACTTTGATCCAATAAATCTCCGTGGATGACTTCTCGTGACCCCTCGGGCCTCCGTTATGCATCCGTGCCAGACCCTCCAGAGAGTACCCCACGCGATGCCCGTAGCGGTCCCAGTACGCCAGCACGATCGACCGTGCGTAATCTGGGTTGAAAACATCGAGATAGACACCGCCAATGTTTGGCGACTGCTCGATGGCATCGAGCCAGTAAATTTCCCAGATCTGAAAAGATCCACGAGCATTGCCCGAATCCCCAATCGCATTTGCATCGCCATTAGATTCCACGAATTCGATCGCATCCAAAAGTCTAATGTGGTCCGCTGTCACCCAAGAGTACGGGCGGGCTTCCACGAAGTTCTGGACTGTAACATCATTTTTGCTCGGTAACATCGGTGATGTTACAGTGCGTTCCGGTGTTACAATCGAGTGCCGTGCCACCCTTGACGAAACCATATCAGCGGTGATAATGAATACCACTGCGAATACGATGAATATTTGAGCGTATGAAAGTTTCTTGAATGTTGCATAAATCATTGTATAATCCTTGTACTTGATGGACTGTTCTGCACGCTCAGTAATTATAGGCGATCACAACACGGAAGTCAAGTACCAATCTTCAATATAATTCTCTAGGTGCGCTCGAAGATCTACTACGGAGCGAGAATTGTCTACACCGATAAAATCTCTCTCACAGTAGATTCCAGTTTGATAACTTTTTAGATATTTCATTCCAAGGTATTCCGATGCATGATTGTACACTGGAAGATTTGTATTAATTCTATCTCCTGCGTATACGAAAAAATGTCTGCCAAATTTTCTTTTGACTAATTCTACTTCATTTTCAAAGCGAATATCATCAATAATAACTACATGATTCTCGTTATTTTCGGCGTTGCTGGCAAGTTTTAGATCATTCAAACTATTTTCCATAAGATTAACCCACCAATTTTCATCGGATTTACGGAGGACATCAGTCCCGATCCACTGGGCTAAAGTTCTGTACAGTTCGTAATGCTCATCTTTTGTGACTCCCATGACTTGCAGGCCAAATCGAAGGGGGTCGGCAAAAGATCTCATATCAACTTTCCACCCGACGGACTCAAATATTTCTTTGCAAATTTTTGCTGACTCTGTTTTTCCAGAGCGAGCGAGTCCAGAAAATCCTATAACTCGTAACATATTATACTCTCCCTGTTGAACCGAATCCACCGATTCGATCTGTTTTTTGGTCTGGTTTGGTACTTGAATCAATCATGATGCATCTATTTGCTAGAACAATTTCTCCCTGAGCAATTTTATCTCCGTTGTTAATTCTGTGGCGGCGCGTGGAATAATTTCTCACCATAACGAAGGTTTCATGCACATAATCTTCGTCAATAACGCCTTCACCGTTAGCAAGAGCAATTCCACTCTTCAATGCAAGTCCGGATCTAGAATGAATGCGGACACTGTATCCCGGTGTAATATCAAAAATTAAACCGGTCGGTATGAGAAGCCTTTCTCCGGGAAGTGCTTCAATATAATCATTTTGCCCGTCAATACGGGGTGATAAATGTGAATACGGCTTAAAGGCATCATCTGCATACGAATTTAAAGTATTATTATCCTTATCGTATATTACAATTTTACTTGTATTGGGAATATGCGCCCTGATGTCAAAACATGCAGACCGCTCGGTAGCATACGCTGGCATTATAACATCAGTGGATACTCTAAAAACCTTCAAATGCATCATAATATAAACTCACTTTCTTTTACTTTCCAATATTGTATTTGGGTACTAGCACCCAATCAGACTTTTCCTTGAACGGAATAATTTTAAGTCTTGACATGTCCAACTCATCTTCGGTTTGGTCCGGGTCTATGATTTCACACAGTCCCCATTCTTCCAAAAGGTTTGCTATTGTATTTCTTCTCAGCAAATCTTCCTCGGGAACATCCTGATGTATGCCGTCAAATATAAACATTTCTTTGAAATGTACTATTGCGTATTCACCTCTTTTGTGGAGAATATGGCAACTTTGATACAGTTTCTTTTCTTTTCTGGAAGATATACCCATGCGAGTCAGGGTTTCTTTTATCTTTAAAAAGTTTTCTTTGTTTAATATATCAATTCTAACACCGAGGCCACTAAAAATATCCATGTTGTACTTCCTTTTGTAGATCGAATTTACAAAAGTATGTAGGATGAATTTAATCTTTCATATCTTCATAGATTAGGGACAACTCTTTGATCTGCGCCTCAGTCATACATCCAAGATATTCTGCGGCTCTTCTGCTATTAACTTTATAGAGTTTGACTATCATCTCTATATTCTTTTGCTTCGGTGCCTTATGCCACTTTGTAAATCTTTTCCTCTTTTTTGCAGATTCGAGCCAGAACAGATAGTGTATCTCTTTTGGGATGGAGTGACCAAACTTAGTTATCTGCCCGGCAAGACCCAGAGTGTCTGGAAAATATGACATGGTTCTATTAATTAGAAATGCAGAATAATTTTCCAGTTCAGTGCCGTCAACAACAAGATTATTCTTATCGAAGTTTATGGATTTTAAAAAATCTCCAAATGTAGGTGATGTGGATTTAATCGTAGTCATAGTCATCACCGTCCCACATGTTTGGTCCACTCATTCTGTGATTTACTCTCAATTGTTGGATTAATGGAACTGGAATATGAATCCATTTTTTATCTTTTACGGAGAAGAATGGAGACATGTACATCGAATCGAATGCCGTAGTACCCAACCAGTACGACTTCGGCTTTATTTCCAAGTGTTCCGCAGATATTGTACTTTCGGGAGAAACTTTGACGATCTCAGGTCCGCCGTAGAGGGATTCGTATTGGAGTATGAATTCCGTTGAATCTTGCCCAATTTCTGTATCATCATTTAGAATGTCTTGAAGGGCCTTTTCGCACATGAGTTCGCACACTCCAAACTTTTCGATAAAGTCTCCGGTGACCTTATGTGCTATCTGATTGATCAGGTAGTTCATACGAAACAGTAGGAACTCGTGCTTCATGATCATTCCTATTTTACAAAATTCGGAATACGAGTACTTTCGCATGAGTTTATCCCAATGTAAACACCACGCACTTTTGAAATTTGGATTATTGCTTTTGAACACACCATTGACAACTGAAGTCATATCATACGAGTCAGATGTAATGTAATTGAGAGACAGTCCACTTGATATCATTTGGCTTGCCCCAAATACTATCTGGCCTACTTCATTTTTAAAGTCTGCAATCTCGTACTGATCCGCTACATCTTTCATTATTTCCATGAACTCAATAGCGGTCGTATTCTTAGATACTTTGAACTTTCGGTCTTGATCTTCATTCATGTTAGTGTAACCTCCACCATTAGCATCGTCAGGCACGCCATCATATTTATCTCCGGGTCAATCGTAAAAGCAGACTGATACGAATACTCCTGTATCGTTCCGATAGCCACTGCCAGAGACTTAGAATCAATTATGGGTGTACCCTCGTCATTCATACGCCAGATGTACTTGTACAGGTCGGAATAAAATCTCTGTACATCTCCGTCAGAATTATCCGCAACCCACTCGCGGAGTGCGATAAACTTCTTGGACCTCAAAATCTCAAAGAGTTTGGACATCTCATTATTGGAAGATGACGACACGATCGAGTTATCCAGTGAACCATTCTTTGAATGGTGCTGCAACTTACCCAAAATCATTCTAAAGTCTGGGAAATAGGTCTTAACTGCTTGGGCTAGAGTATTGGAATCAAACTGAATTCCCTCTCTTTTGAGGATACTCTTGCATAGTTCAAACATTTCACCCGCAAGACCTACTCGCTCAGTCTTTGGAATCTTGAAATCTATTACCGGGCATCTGGAATGAAGTGCTGGAATAATCTTGTTCTTGTAATTGCAAGTCATAATGAATCGGCAATTACTACTAAATTCCTCAATGAACCCTCTAAGTGCGGGCTGTGTCGATGTCGGGTTGAGATGATCGGCCTCGTCCAGAATAACAACCTTCAAGCCCCCCGTGAGGGACAGGGTAGACGCAAACCCGCGAATCTTTGTCCGGAGTACATCAATACCATTCTCATCCGATCCATTGATGAAAAGGTAATCGAGCCCGAGTTCTTCACACATAGCCCTAGCAGCGGTGGTCTTTCCGCATCCGGGACCACCACTCAAAATCATATTCGGAAAGTTATCCCTTCCTTCCACCGCAATAGATTTTAGAACCTTCTTAATATCCCTCGGGAGAACACAATCATCAATTGTCTTTGGTCGATATTTTTCCACAAACAGTACATTATGAATATCATCCATCGTAATAAGTCTCTTCCTTTAAGAATTTTTTGTCTCTACGGCGATCCAGTAATTCAGATTCATATTGGTATGCGTAAACCTTGAAATGATCTTCTGTGCGATAGAAACATTGTAGTCTCCTGCAAAAGATGGCAGATTTGAGATCTTAAAGATGTACTCATATTCATCTGATTCATCTGATGCATCTACCTCACCGATCAAAAACTCGTAGAAGTCACTAACCCCTGATCTCGATCCGCCATTCATATCCTCTGGTGCAAAGATCTTTGCAACGAGTTCGGTGCCTCGGTTGCGAAGAGATAGGGAGTCAACCTTTAAGGCGTTCGCAGCACTCAGTATAGCGTCTTTGGTTTCGCCTGTCAATACAAATTCCAGTCTGGCGGCGAACGACCCCATACCCTTGCTAGGAACCTTCAGTAAGGTCCGTGGTGACATCCTGTACCGTAGCATACCGCCAGACTCGCCACGAATGGTGATGTTGCTGTCCATCGGGTCTGTCGGGAATGTGATTTCAGGATTCTCCAGAAGTTTTACCGCGTTCAAGAATCTCGGCAAATCAAAGATCGCAAGGTTGCCGTCGAATTGCTCGTCTGATTCGTACTGAGCAAAAATCGTCTTATCTTCCTTCATGGTCCGGATGATGTTTCCGGGCTCGATGAAAATATTCGGATTAATGTCTGCGAACTTTCTCAAGATTTGAACGGTAGTCGTGGTCAATTTCATAATAAATAAATCTCCTGTAAAATTTTTAACCTATCATCGAACCATTCGAGAATAGTCTAACATTCTTTGCTGCTGGTGTATTCACGAATTCTAGCGCGTGAACATGCACGCCCCATTTTTCAACCTTCTCATTAACTACATTCCGAATTTCTTCCTTTATAGATGCAATTCCGGCCATAAATTCTTTTCTATCATATCGAGCCATAACTTCTGTAATTGATCCCTGACATAGATTTTCTAAAGAGAAAACAAAGTCATTGACATTCACATGAATTTTTTCTACATCTATCACCTTATAGGCCACGGTCAAGGAAACCGTCAGTTCTTTTGTATCTCTAAGAGTTACGGTCTGATAATTAGTTTCCATTACCATTTCGGCTGTCGGCCACACTTTAATACTTTCTATCCAGTTCCAAAAGAAATGAATTCCTGTTCGTTGACCTCTTATCAACCTAGGGTAGTATACACCGCATCTTGCTCTTGTCAATAGCGGATACCAAAATCTCATGCCACTATCTGAAAAACATCTGTATACCGGTGATCCGGCTCTAAACTTCACGCCCTGTTCATAACAATGGATAGTCAAAAATTGAAATGGTAGTAGTTTTACAAAATTAGTAACCACTGTAGTGAGAACAGCCGTTGGGTCCATTTTTAGTAGCCTCCCTCCGCGATAGCGGATGCGATCTGGTAGATAAACAATCCATCTGAATTATTCTTTTTATGAATAAGTTTACGAATCTTGTTAAGGTTCTTAGCATTCTTTTCGCCATCCATCTTTTGGATTACATCATCAATATCTATTTTTGCTTCAACAGCATACTGATATCCAGCGTCAAATCCAATAACATTATCATACTTGGTTACATTACCATTCCTTCGAGACTTAACTTTTCCGTCCTCTCCAACTTCTTTCATGATGGGACTTCCATCAATACTGTTGTGCGTCTGAATTCTTCCTGTGAATTCAACATATGACATTCCTCCGCTTGAAATCTTCTTCATCGCGTGAGCAACAATACCAACGGAACTCATAGACTCTCTCCGAGTCAAATACTTTCTAAGGCTAAGAGTATTGGAACTGATCACCAGACCGCTGAAATTGGTGTTGAGGAAGGCTGTAGGCTTAGCGAACAGATTGTACATAGATCGGTTATCCGCTCCATCTGTCATTACAATAGTATGTAGATATTGAACGGAGTTTTTCTTCTTGAAATCTTCCATGAATTTCATAGAATTTAACATCAAACTTGATAGGGGAGTAGACCCCACAAGTTGAAGTTTTGCGGTTACTAGTAGATCAATTACTCGCTGCCGCTTCTTGGGGGACATATCCGAAGAAAGAATTCTGATCTGTGACTTTAGGCGAGGCAAAAGGACCGTCGTATCATTATTCTCGCTATTTACCTGAACCAAAACCCCATCGACGACCTTGCTGTCGCTTGACTGCCAACCATCATAGGTTCCATTTGAAAATGTATGAATTTCATAAGGAATTCCAACTCTATCACAGAAATATGAAAAATTAATGATTTGAGTTACGAGCGAGAAGAAAAAGTTTCCCTGCATGGACTGGCTAAAATCCACAAGAACCACGACACCGTGAGATTTACCCGACGGGGTAGTTTCCTTATTCAGAAATATGTTTTCGCTAGTCCGGTATTCATGCAACCTAGCCATGTTGATAACTCCCGTTCGGTGTACGCGAGTTCTCGTAATTTGATCTGCTTTCATTTTAGCAAGGAAAATATTAGATGCATTCGACGCAAACTTCCTGCATTCTGCGAGCCGATTCAACTCGACCTCTCCGAGTGTAATTTGATTACGCTTAGCCCAGTTCGGGACAATGTTAGAATCTTCAAATTCTAAGATAGGAATTCCATAATCCCTAGATTCGATTCGGATCGTTTCCGGAGGATTTAAATCGGAATCATCAGATCCGACGAAATTCAGAATACCCCTTGCGAAAGCGTCGATGCTTTTAATGCTACTCCAGTCGGGACTTCTTTCCCCGTAGATAGGTTCTTCATTGGCATTATATTCATATTGATCATCATCGTCATAATCGTCATAATCGTCATAATCATGATCATCCCCGTCCGGATCGTAAACCTCTGGATCAACGGCAATTTCATCTTCAGGATCATCGAAATCTGGCGTTGAATTTATTTGCATCGAAACCGGAATAGCACTAGAAGCACTGGTTCCGGTCGTAACATCGGGTCCAGAAACCTTATTATTTCTCTTATCGACATCCAAAGGAAGAGGGAAATTCTCATATTCATCACCTTCAAGATCTGAAGGTTTATTCTCAGAATCAATACGAATGTGAAAATCCAAGATTTCTCTGATGTTTTTGTAAATCTGTTCCGGTGTCTCGGCTAGGCTGAATTCCTGTGCCATACGGCGTTCGACCTGCGAAAACGGAACATCAATGATAGCACCAATCTTATAGTGAATATTCAGTCGATCTAAGAATGAGAAAGATTCAATATCCTTCGGATCCCCCAACTTAAAGAAGTTATTCAGGTACAGGTAATTGTACCCTCTTGATCGGAGAAGGTGTAGGCCCGGGTACTTTCGGGACATCAAAGTATCAACGCGAATATCTTCGAGAATGTTAAACGCGCTCTTAATGTAGTTTTCGTGAGCATCATATTGCTCGCAAATAGGCTTCAAAAAATTCAAGAAATCTACAGGCGTGTAAACAGCGTGCCCGACCTCATGCACAATAAAATGGTCGATGAGATAATTCGGTGCCGACGCGGAGAACAGCGGTAGGGTAATGTGCCTAGTCATCACATTAAACACCGCTGTGTGGGCCTTTGCATCGTAGGAGAATGACACATTTTCAGATGCCAAAATGGATGCCAAGATTTCATTTTCACGATTACTACTGCCAATTTTCATCATTTACTCCAGTTTGCGGGTTTCCGACTGCTACATTGTAGCACCCCGAACGGGTTTGTCAAGCCTTTAAAAAAAATTTGTCTTTTTTCGCACGGGGGGCTTGACAAGAGTCAAAATGGTGGCTATAATGTCAAGTGTCTTTGGTTCAGATAATTCTCTCTGAATCGTATTCATCCATCAGAAATAAAAGGATAGATTATGAACAATTTTCTTGTACTCCGTCAAAAGCATGTGGCTTGGATTTCAGCATTGATCAGTGATTTTCCCGATGCAGTCACTAGTGGTGAAGTGTCAGCGGCAACGCTCATCTCACTCCGCGAGAACTACCCCAATATCAATCATCCGTCGGTGTTCCAAACCGATAGGAGTCTGAAGGTGGCCCGAGGGGTGTTTTCAATTCCAGATATCGAGCAGATCCGAAATTTCAGCAAGAGCCCAGAAGATGCAGTTTTCAGCGGCGTTAGCACCCGACAGACCACAATGTCAAATCTGAATATGGCAAACACAAGAGTCAATTCGGGTCGGCGTTCGTCGGTAACATCGTCCCAAGCGGATCACATTCCACAGGCCATGACAGGATTTGTGCCGTCCGCGAGTTACCGGCAACTAGTCAAGATCTTTAAGTCGGAGAAGTTCTATCCTGTCTATCTATCGGGGCCTACGGGCATTGGTAAGACCACCGATGTAAATCAGGCTGCCGTCTCCGCAGGGCGTGGTGTCATCCGTACAAACATCACATGGGAGAGCGACGAATCGGATCTGATTGGGTCGTACAGCCTAAAGGATGGCAACACCGTATTTGAGTACGGGCCAGTTGTCGAAGCCATGCGAACCGGAAGTGTTTTGCTTCTGGATGAAATCGACCTCGGATCTTCTCGAATCATGTGCCTACAGCCAGTGCTTGAAGGTAACTCAATCTTTATCAAAAAGACCAGTGAATGGATTCACCCAGCACCGGGATTTACCGTGGTCGCTACGGCCAACACTAAGGGCCGTGGATCTGATTCCGGGCACTTTGTGGGCACACAATTTATGAATGAAGCGATGCTCGACCGATTCAGCCTCTGGATCGACATGTCCTTCCCGACACCGACCGAAGAACTGAATATTCTTGTAAATTACATGGAATCTCTGTCACTAAAGAATCCGATTCCCGATGATACCATCAAGTCTCTGATTCAGTGGGCGGGAGAGATCCGAAAGACCTACAATATGGGTGGGGTGGAAGATACTCTTTCAACCCGTCGTCTAAAGGACATCATCACCCACATGGCTATTTTCAATAGCACCGTCCAAGTGGCGACTAGCCAGACAATTCAACGATTTAGTGAAGATGTCCGGTCCTCTTTCATGCGTTTCTACTCGATCATCTTTGCGGAAATTGCCGATGATGACGACACCATCACAGAAAATTCAGAATCTGTTGAGGATTCGTCGGGAGCAAATCAGTCATAAATTTGTAAAAGTGGTGTGTGGGTCGTGAAATACCGACCCACTACCTTTACGGGTTGACTACATATTAGTATGCCAAATGACCCAATAAATAGAAGCGAATTAACCAGTACTTCTTTTCAGTTTTCTATCAACGACCTAGATCACCTAAACTATTTTGCAGTTGCTGCAAATCTTCCCGGTCTGGTGCTTGGAGACATCACACAGTTTTCCCCCGTGGGAAACATAAACTGGTCGGGAGATGGTCAGTTTGAAGAATTGCAGGTCCAGTTTATTGTGGACGAGGATCTCAAAAACTGGATGGAAATCTTTACTTGGATTCGGAGTGCCACCACATTAGTAAATCGTAATGATTATGACATAGAGAATCTCAGGAAAGACGGTTCTTTGATCATAAGAACGAACACTTTGAGTCCAAATGTACATGTTTCTTTTAAGGGGTTAATTCCCAGATCTTTGTCAGGAATTGATTTTGATTCTAGATCAGATGCCAGTGATATAATAGTTGCTACAGTAAGTTTTGGTTACATTTATTATGATGTGGAGTGTCACTTTTGAAACTAGAAGATATTGTTGCAAATTCTAGATCCGACATATTAGATCCTAACGAAGTAGACCTTGACCGGTCCGCTTTGTCGATCCCATCGCTCGTCCAGAAATGGAGTGAGATTCTTTACGAAGAAAAAATGCAGCGATGGAAAATTGAAAAACAGTACAAAATATGGAGAAGGATCATGTGGGAGTACTACACCGGAAAGATGTCGCCGGAAGATCTCAAACAATATAACATGGAACCTTTCAACCTTAAACTTATGAACAAAGACATAGACTCGTACATTGAAACCGATGCGAAATTACTTTCCATACAAGATGCTCTAGTCATGCAAGAACTAAAGATAGACATGGTGGATAGAAAACTAAAAGATATAACCAATAGACAGTGGATCATTCGTGCAGCAATTGACCACAGAAAATTTATGTCCGGAGGGTAAGCAAACTGGAAAAGTACATCGGCCAATACAAGCAACAAGAAGTGTTTATTGAAAAGCACACTAATAGAAACTGGTCTATTATCTTAAAGCATAAAGTCCACGGAGTAATGCGAAAAGATAATCTCAAATTTATGCCGCAACTAGGCATGGCAAAAAGATTTTTTAAGTCCAAAATTGATAATATTAACAATGAAAAAGGTACAGTAAAAAATGTCGTTAAGCCTAAAATCGTCCCAGAAAAACTCAGTATTGAAGAGATTGAGAGTTGGATCAGGAAAGACCCCTGATCACATTATAGATGCGATGTCACTGGCGTACATGCATTCGTCATCCTCCAAGGATCCCTCAACCCAACTCGGTGCGGTGGTCGTAGCGAAGGCAAATGTCATAGGCTCAAAGGATCCCACATGGACATTTACTCCGGGAATCAATAGATTTCCAAAAAATACGAAGTACACCGAAGAGCGTCTGAATACGAATCTGAAATATGAATACATGGAACATGCGGAAAGAGACGCACTAGATTCATACACTCAAAAAAGATTCATCAACCCACATGTGATATACAGTCAGGAAACTATGGTCGCACCGTGGTTTTCCTGTGCTGGCTGTGCGAGAAGGATAATCAACGCCGGAATCAAAGAAGTGGTGGGGCATCTAGAGATTTTTGAATTTGTTGAATCAGTCGATCATCAAATGTCATGGGAATCTTCGATCCATGCAGGGTTTGATATGTTTGAAGAAAATGGCATAAATTTTTATGTCATATCCAACAAATTTAATGACTTAAACCCGGTCAGAGTGCGTGGACAAATGTTTACACCGTAAGATATTACCTAAATAGGTACATGAGTGATATCCATGTAACTAAAAAAAATGATGTGTACTGTGAGATTCATACATCTCAGAGCATAGCGACCGAACTTTCAGAAACTTTTACATTCGATGTGGAAGGATCTCAGTGGTCCCCGGCTTATAAGCAAAAAAGATGGGATGGTAAAATCCGTCTTTTCAGTACAAAAACCAACCAACTGTATTACGGCCTGCTTCCTCACATGTGTATTTTTGCGGCGGAGAGAAAGTACTCTGTAAAATTTGATAAGAATGTAGACCTTCCTACCAAAAAACCAGACGCAGATTCCATCAATAAGTTCTTTGTCGATAGGCTGAATGTTCATGCAAACGGCAAGAAGATCGAGCCCAGAGAATTTCAAATAGAGGCTTTTAGACATGCAGTGAGCGCAAAGAGATCGACCATTCTTTCGGCAACCTCATCGGGGAAGTCGTTAGTCATTTATGCTCTGGTAAGATATTATCTTGAAACAACACCAAAAGATAAAAAAATTCTTATCATAGTTCCGACCATCGGCTTGGTGAACCAGATGTTTAACGATTTTGACGATTACTCATCTCATTCCAAGTGGAATGCGCAGGACAATTGTCATAAGATATTCGGAGGCGAATCGAAGAGTACAGACATGCGAGTTGTCATATCGACATACCAATCTTTGTATGATCTTCCGAAGTCATACTTTGCTCAGTTCGGATCTGTCATAGGAGACGAAGCCCATATTTTCAAAGCAAAAACTTTGAAAAAGATAATGCACAGTCTCGAAGATTGCCCGAACAGAACAGCGTTTACGGGAACCTTGCAGGATGTGGAGTGTCACAAACTGGTCATAGAGGGCGTTTTTGGAATGGCTAAGAGCGTCGTGACGGCTAGAGAGATGATCTCCGCTGGCTATGCTCCAGACATCGAAATAAACTGCCTCGCTCTGACCTACGGCGATGCGGTGGCGAAAGAAGTCTCGGTCATGACATATCAGGAGGAAAGAAAGTTTCTTTGCTCGCTCCCCCAAAGAAACAAGTTTGTCGTGGATCTGGTAAATCGTTTAAAGGGAAATACTCTTGTTCTCTTTGAACTGGTAGAGGATCATGGAAAAATTCTTCATGAAATGATGAAGAAAGAAACAACTAAAAATGTGTATTTTGTGTACGGAAAGACCGATGCAGATGAGCGGGAATCAATCCGTCAGATTATGGAATCTGAAAGTGATGCAATTATCATCGCATCGTACGGGGTATTCTCAACAGGAATTTCAATCAAGAAACTTCATAATCTAGTGTTTGCGGGCTCACCCGGGAAGAAACAAATTCGTATTGTCCAGTCAATGGGAAGAATTCTGCGAGAACATGTTTCAAAATCATCTGTCAATGTGTATGACATAGCAGACGATTGTACATATAAGGGAAAAGAAAATTTTCTTTTGAAACATTTCGTCGAGCGAGCCAATGTTTACATTAAAGAAGATCATCCGTATAAAATTATACCAATTCGTGTTTAGGGAGGTTTCATATGTACGAACCATACAAATTCGGAATAAAAATCGTAGAATTGTCAAACAGTACTCATATTATGGGCGACCTGTTTCTTGATGAAATAAATCAGATTCTAACGATTAAAAACCCCATGGGAATAAAGTCTAACAAAGTTTCGGAGTCAAATTCTCAGCAGACTTTTAAGATTATGTTTCATTCCTTGTCTGAATTTTCCAGTGGAAAGTTTATTTCAGTAAACCCAGATAAATGGGATAATATTATTGATCCTACGCCCGACATAATTGCAGAGTACAAAAAAATTATCAAAAATGTATCTGAAATAAAGGAAACATTTGATTCAGTTGATTTGAGCAAGACAATGAGTGATATAATGAACGATCTAATCGAAAAGAAAAAACCCGTAGCAGGCAGCAAAAAAACTCCGCCACCACCCAAGAAAGCAAAAAAAATAATCGAAAATAATCGACATATTACAGAAAGATGGATTGACAACCTTTAAAAACATGCTATAATGAACCATATATGAAAGAGAGTATCCACATGCCAAAAGAACCGAACCATTATGTCGATAATGTTCTATTTTATGCAGAATTGGTAAAATATGCAAAGACATGCTCCGATCTTCAAATAGAATTTGATGATGGCGAGGACGATGAAGATGCTATTCTCAAAATGCCGCAAGTGCCAGAGTACATCGCAACATGCTTTACGCAGATTTCAAACGGTTTAGCAAAAAAAGCAAACTTTATGAATTATCATTACAAGGAAGATATGGTAGCCGAAGCGGTGTGGGATTGCATGAAGGCGACGAGAAAATTTAATCCAGAAAAGAGTAAGAATCCTTTTGCATATTATACGCAAATATGCTATTTTGCCTTTATCCGAGTCATCAATAAAGAGACGAAACAGGATAGGCTAAAGTATTCTATTATCAAGAACTCAAACGCTCAGGGAGCGTATGCAGACTGGCTGAAAAGGAATACGCACCTAGATGAGATAGTTGTTGACGAAGAAGTAGATAAGATATTCTCATCAATAGAAGAGTTAGAGAATCAAGATCCCGATGCCAAACCAAAGAAGAAGAGTCCCTTTGGCAGAAAAGCGGCAGTACCAGCCACCGATGGCAAAGATAAAACTGAACCGGTTGATGAAAATAGCATCGAGAATTTTATGATTGATCAGCAAGAACAATAAAATCTTAGGAAATTTATAATATGAAACTAGCATTGATAACCGACCAACACATCGGTGCCCGCAATAGTAACAGTATTTTCTTAGATTACTATTCCAAATTTTACAGTAAACTGTTTTTTCCGTATCTTATCGAGAACGGTATTGATACCATTCTCAACGGTGGTGATACTCTGGACAATAGGAAAACCACTAATGTTTTGACCATGGATAGATTCCATGAGATGTGGATCAATCCTATTTTAAAGAATAAGATGACAGAGCATGTTATTCTTGGAAACCATACCGCGTATTACAAGAACACAAATAGCGTTAACTCGCTAAGTCCATTCTACGGTAAGGGGAACGGTCTTAACCTCTACCAATCAACTCCAGAAGAACTGGAGTTAGGGGGAATATTATGGGGAATGGTTCCGTGGATCACCAATGATAATTCCGAAGAGTGCTTTGACTTTTTGAAAACAACTAAGGCAGAAATTATCCTTGGACATTTTGAAATTACTGGATTCGCAATGGACGGCGGTATCAAGTGTGAAAATGGAATCAGCATAGGAGAGTTCAAAAGGTTTAAGAAAGTGTTCTCCGGCCATTTTCATAAGAAACAAACAGTAGCAAACATCTCGTATCTCGGAAGCCCCTATGACATGACTTACGCAGACTTAGGTGAGCAAAAGGGGTTTCACACCTTCGACACGGATACATGGGATTTAAACTTTGTCCCCAACCCAGATAAAAAATTCTTTCGCCTCATCTACGACGACAAAGAGAACGAATACGAGTTTACAGACGACGAATTTTCGGACATGAAAGATTGCTTTGTTCGAGTCGTGGTACAGAATAAGACAAAGACCATGCTCTACGAATCACTACTGGAGCATTTAGAGCGGGCTGGTCTGTATAAGGTGTCCATAATGGATACCACGGATGTGAATGGAGAAACAGCGACATCTGATATTGACATGAGTATGTCAACCATAGAAATTGTCAATACCTACATCGAAAAAATTCAAGATATTCAAGATAGAAATATGCTCAAAGACATCATGGCCAAATTGTACACCGAAGCGATAAACCTATAATCTAGGAAATTAATTATGAATGGCATTGTTTTCAAGAAAATTAGGTTCAAGAATTTCCTATCTGCGGGAAATTATTACATGGAGTACGACCTAGACCAGCAAGGAATTACCGCCATTGTCGGTAAAAACGGCTGTGGCAAGTCGATGCTTTTGGATGCTCTGTGCTTCGTCCTCTACGGGAAGTCCTTCAGGGGCTGCAACAAGCCCCTCCTGATCAACAGCACCAATCTAGCGGATTCTATCGTAGAGATCGAGTTCAGTGCTAACGGAAAAGAATACAAGATAATTCGAGGACAGAAGCCTCTGGTTTTTGACATATTTGAAAATAAAGTTCTCATCAATCAGGATTCAAAATCGAAAGACTACCAGAAGTATCTTGAAACTCAGATCCTACGAATGAACTTTAAATCATTCACTCAGATCATTGTTCTGGGATCCTCAAACTTCGTTCCTTTCATGAAACTTTCTTCTGCCGACCGCAGAGAAGTAATAGAAGATCTTTTGGATATTGAGATATTTTCCAAGATGCGATCGGTGTTGAAGGATTATGTTCAGGAAAACAAGTCCGAAATTGATGATCATTTTTCTAAGATATCAGTCTTGGAAAAGAAAATATCGCTGCAAGAGGATCACATCTACAAGATCAGAAAGATGAAGGACGAACAAACCGACACAAGAGAACGAGAGTTGATGGAGAACCAGCAACAGATAACTCAACTGGTTGAAGAAATTCAGAAAATTCAATCCAACCTAATGGAGAAAACAAAAGATGTTGTAAACATTTCTGGTGTCGAAAATAAGATATCGGAGTTGGGTGAGTACAAGGTCAAAATAGGTCAAAAGATCAAAACCCATGAAAAGACAAAGCAGTTCTATCAGCAGAACAACTGCCCGACATGCAAGCAACCTATCGACGCTTCTTTTGCGGCCAAAATCTTAGAGGAAGGTTCCGAGACATATTCAAAAATGCTCGATGGCATAGATCAGATTGAAATCAAAATCAAAGAGTACAAGACCGAACTTATAGCGATGAAACAATTTCAGACCGAGATAATAAGCATACGGTCGATGGCCTCGCAGAAAAGCGGGCAGATGGACATCCTCAACAGAAATATGGTATCCATAAAGTCTGAATTGGATAAGATCAGAAAAGCCGCTAATGAAGATGATGGTCAACAGATTCTTGGAGAATACCGTTCTGACATGGCCAAGAACAAGGACGGTATCGAGTACCTAAACAGATATGCAAAGCACCTGAAATATGCAGAGGCAGTCCTGAAGGATAGCGGTATCAAATCCTCTATCATCAAAGAATATCTCCCAGTAATCAATCAATTGATCAATAAGTACCTGACATCATTAGATTTCTTTGTGGAATTTACTCTAGATGAAAATTTCAAGGAAACCGTAAAGTCAAGATACAGAGACGAATTTTCGTATGAATCCTTCTCAGAAGGTCAAAAATTTAGAATTAATATTGCAATTCTTTTGGCGTGGAGAGAGATATCAAAGATCAAAAATAGTGCCCACACTAACATTTTGATTCTGGATGAGGTGTTCGATTCAAGTCTGGACTCGGATGGTGTCGAAGATTTTATTAAATTGCTGCAGCAGGTCATTGGAGAAAATACCCATGTGATGGTCATATCACACCGTGGCGACCATATGCTCGATAAATATGATAGAATTTACGAAATAAAAATGGTAAAAGGATTTAGCCGTTTCACATGATGAAAAGTATAACTACTTGTGGTTAGATACAATCTTGTGGAGGTACAGAACATGGAAAGAGATACTATTCTCAGCAAGTTCCACACTAAGTCCCGGGTGTTCGTAGCCCTAAACCACTCAGATCTGCCTAAAGAAGAAATGAATTATCTGATAGAAGGAATGGTAAAAACATACGAAGAGATCCTTGATGAAATAGATCTCTTCATAGTACAAAGAGTTTTTTAAAAATGCCTGATTTAGTCCCAACTTGGTATGCAAAAAAAAGAATGCTACTGTCTGATTCTTACGAAATAAGAACAAGGACTTTTGACAACTTGACATTATCAGAATCATACGGCAATAATGAATTCGTATCTATACCATTTCAAACAACCTTGAATAATTGGTGGTATAGCAAAACCATAGTTTCATCAAAAGACAATAGTAAGTATATTGAATTCGTAAGAAATTATGGAAATTTTCCGCACTTCTGGGTCAAGACTCACCCAAAGAAAAGAAAATATCTCGTGTGTGCGGAGGATACTCATAGCATATCAGTCATCGACCTGAAGGTCTACAAGATGCATACATGGATGTTTGATGATGACTTCTGGCCCCGGTCGTTTCATGTGAGCCCAAACGGAGTCAAATTGGCTATCTATGGATCGGTCTTTGGGTCTTTGGACGAAATAAGATTTTACGATTTTTCTAATCCGTCTAGTTTTCCTCTTCCACAGATTGGAAAATTTGAAGGAATTTTCAGACTCGATAGTACATTATCATACCTGAATAAAATGGTTGCATGGTCGAAAAACTCCGAGGTGTTTTCCGTAACCGATAGCAATAACATTAAATTTGATATATATGGTGATGGAGTTTATGAAACTTCACAGGAGACGGTATGAAGTTTCAAACTCTCAGAAATATATCTTTGAATGAAAATTTTTACAAACATATTAAAGTTTCCAGAGTTACTGTTGCGGTCTATTTGGATCCGTCTCCATCAGATGTAAAACCTATGATTACAGAAGATGGAAAAAGGAATCACAACATTAGATGTATGATAAGTGATAAACATTTTATGTGCTGGGATGCATATGTGGGCGGACATAATGATATATTGAGAGGTCTAACGGAGTCCTTTAATTTTCGTATTTTCGGGCAATTTAAAGTTTCAGCAAAAAATCATAGTAAAGTTTTGCGTATACACTCTGCCGCTATTCGCCCCGGTTGGGGCGGGGCCAGACAGATCAATCTTGTAGAAATGGCAGATGTGCTGGCAAATGCAGGGTTTATTTGTAGCGAAGAAACTCTTATTCCTACAGGAACTGTCTTGACTTTTTGATTTTACCTGCTATAATCATATCATGATCACACTTAAAACTGTCCATTTTACTCGGGTTATCTCGCCGCTCAGCGGGTGGGGACTCGGCACACCAACCAGCCCGTACCGCGTGGCAATGGGTCCGAACGGCGACGCTCAGATCAGGGCGTTTCTCGATACGATTGCGCTGTTGCAGCGTACCGAACCTGTGAGCATCATAAAATGAGCGACTACATAAATACGAATTACATCGTTTTAAATTTGACCGAAAAGGATCAGGTTGCTCTGCAAGTTGAGTGGGGTATTTCCATGGAAGTAGATTCTGATGGAGAACCGACTGGCGTAGAGGGTCTGGTAATTTTTGATACCGAAATCATCGCATGGTCCGCACATATTAAATCGGGTGATGAAATATCCGGTGTCCTTATAGAGTACGAAAACGATGTGACGCTCGATGACGAATCTTTGGAAGAAAAAATATTAAGCATGGTCGCAAAAAATCAATTTATTAGTTTAGAATTGGCGAACCAGTATCGTAAAAACAAAATTCCGGACCTATAATTATGGATGAGCAACAAGATTGGTTCAGTTCGGATTTACATGCTGGACATGATAAAGTTAGAGAGTATTCAAATCGGCCCTTTGCCGATGTTGGAAGTATGAATGATCTTATCGTCAAAAACATCAACGATAAGGTTAAAAAATCCGATAATTTTTGGATTTTGGGTGATGTTTGCTTTGGAGGATCCAATGCTATTAGAGATTTTGTTGGACGAATTAATTGTGTCAATATTTTTCTGATTCTCGGTAATCATGACAAAAAGAAAAGAGATGTATATCTGGAGTCCGGGTTTTTTCAGGTAGAAAATTACAAAGAATTAAAAAGAACCGTTCGCGGAAAGCGAATAAAAATAATTCTCTCGCACTACCCCTTTGAAACTTGGAATGCGGCTCATTACGGATCTTGGCATTTGCATGGTCATTGTCATGGAAATTTAAACAATTCACTAGAAAAGGAAGGAATTTCAAACCCAAAAATTTTAAGACTCGATGTTGGTGTAGATGTGCATAATTTCATGCCTCTAAATTTAAGTGATATTAGTAATATTTTTGATAAACATTATACAGGAGATTTAGAAAATGACAAGTAATAGTAGCGTTCGGAGTCTGATGCTGAAGAACGGCGATGTTGTAATTGGTCGGGTTTCTGACGGAGTGGAAGGCGTTGCCGGTAACTCCGTGCTAGTTGTACACCCGGTCGTTCTCCAACAGGTCCAGAAGCAAGACGGAACCGCTGGTGTAACATTCGGCCCATTCTTCCCGATGGCAGAATATACCCCTAGCGAGGGAATAAGTATTCCATATGACTTCATTGTTATGGATTATCCCGCTGTTCAGCCGCTCGCAGATGGCCATAATCGGTATGTTGCAGAGCAATCGGGTATTGTGGTTGCCGGTCCGGGAGACATGCCACGGGTAGATGCAGAGGAAATGCGATCTGGTCTGAGACTTGCACAGGACAGCGATTAATTAGAAAATTTAATTTTATTTTCATACCCCCTCAACATTGAGGGGGTTTTCTTGTGTCTACATACTATGGATAATACGATCATAGACTATTTTCAAGGACACATCAATGCCCACGCCCACCATCACCACACCGACTCAGACAGGCATCACGGCAACTACTGCCATACTAGGGGCCAATGTTACAGATGACGGCGGTGGAACAATCAGCGAGCGCGGTATTGTTTATTCGTTATTTTCAAAAAATCCAAACCCGACTACTGGGCCTGTCACCCAAGTACCGGCTACAGGAACGACTGGTGTGTTCACCGTTAACATCACCGGGCTAATTCCTTCAACTGCGTATGTGTGGGCAGCATATGCCACAAATGAGCAAGGCACGGTATATACAACTGTCGGAGGCTTGGCGACAAATGCGCCAGTTACTTCAGCCATTAGATTGGAATACGCTTCTCAAAATGCTACGCATAGAAGTGGAAAAATTACTTTTCCAAGTCAAATTGCCGGAGCATCTCCGCAACAATTTATGTGTACACTGAGGAATATTTCTGTTGATCCAATAACAGTTACAAGAATCGGAGGAACAAATACTAATGGTTCTCGGTATGAGGGGTGGTTCATCCGTGACGATAGAGTCCCGACGCAACCAACGATCACACTACAACCAAACCAGACAGTACAAGTTCC